ACACTACTGCGACGCATGCGGCAAAGAGGCCCACACCGAACAGCTCAAGCTCATCACTGAGCGAGAGTACAGATCAACAGAGGGGTCACAGCCTTGGGTTGACTTCTGCGAGAAGTGTGCGGGTGCTGAAAAGATGCGATGGCAACAACTACAGGAGAAGCGAAATAAATGAAATCGCTCAGACACCAGGTTGGCGGCAACCACTATACGAGCATGGCGATCCAGCCGGCCGAGTTTATTCTGGCTAACAACCTCGGCAAGTACGAAGGCGACGTGATCCAGTATGTGACCCGCTGGAAGAGCAAAAACGGCATCGAAGACCTGCAAAAAGCACAGCAGTCAATTCAGATCATTATTGATTACCACAGATCGACAATAACCAATGACCACAGCCAGGCAGTGCAGGCAGCACAGCAGGCAGAGCAGAAAGCCAGGCAGGATGCCGAACTCATCAAAGCGGAAGGGTAGCGCGTACGAGCGAGAGCTGGTGCAGCAAGCCATTGACAGCGGCCTGGCCGCAAAGCGTGCATGGGGAAGCAACGGCGAAAGCATCGGGGAGCACGCCGAAGTTGACCTGATAGTGGCGGGCTACAAAGTGCAGGCAAAGCGACGGGCCAAGCTCCCGGATTACCTCAAACCGTCCGAACACGTGGACATTCAGGCAGTGCGAGAAGACCGTGGAGACACCCTTATTGTCTTAAATTGGTATGATTTCCTTGATTTGATAAGGGCGGCAGATGGTCAATAACCCGTTGGTAGGCATGACGATATACAACAAGGAAACCAAACAACGCGGCATAGTTCAAACAATTTGCAAGGGACGATTAAAAAATCACCTACGGATCAAGTACGAAGACGGCACGACACGCTTCAGCCTTCGCCAAAATATCCAGCGTCGTCGGCCCTCTGTATCAAAAGCGAGGTGCGTTATCGATGGACTATCAGAAGAACAATTTGAAAGAGTGAGAAAGACCGCTGAAATGGTTGGATTGCCGCTACGCCAGACCGCCGAAGAAATGGAAGCGGCCGGACTTCTTGAGGTGCCAAATGAAGACAGTGGTACTAATTGAGTGGCTAGATGCAGAATCAAGCGCAGACGAACGCTGGCTGCCAAATGATGAGGCGTTCATTTATGCAAAAGAACCGCTGCGGCCTTGTTTCACCGTGGGGTTTTTGCTTGATGCCGCAGACCATCACGTGACAGTTGCCACAAGCAACGGAGGCGACCAAATTGGCACCATTTGGAAGATTCCCAGGGGGATGATTAGGGAGGTGAAGACCATCTATGAGCTTGGCGAAAAAGGCAAAGAGTCTTGAGAAAAACACAAAGACCCCACTGCTGGCAAGGTTGTCGGATTCACAGCGCAAAGAACTGTTTGCCTTGCGGGAAGATTACAGGCGCGGCGAACTTCGGCACGTAACAAAGAAGGCACTGGCTGATTTGGTGCGCGATGAGTTCCAGATGGAAACACTCAGCCCGCAAACCCTGGGAGCTTTTCTAAATGAGCCTGAGAAAAAAGGCGGCAAGTGAGGCGGCAAAACAAAACCTGCCAGGCCAAAAGTGTGAGGTCACGCACAAGGGCGACCAAACAAAAATCTGGTCAATATCTTCTGAGGTGCGCACGCTTGAGGATGCGCTGGCTAAGGCGGCAATTGATCCCGATTTGTACGAGGTGAAAGAGTGTGTTGTCAATCAGTACCAAATGCCCATCAAGCTCACAGAGGGCGGCACCGATCGGGTAGAGAGGGAGATAATGTGGCAGGTGAAAGTCACGCTGCGGCGAAAGGTCACCAAGTGGCTCACCGATGGCATCGACAAGATACACAAACGATTTAAAAAACATTCTCCCAAGTACACCGGCATGAGTCGGTTGAAAAAGCTGAAAGATCCGCACCTCTACGAAATCAGCATCTATGACACCCATTTCGGCAAGTTTGCGTGGCAGCAAGAGACTGGCGAAAACTATGACCTGGCAATTGCTGCTCAAATCTACCGCCAAGCGTTTGCGGATTTATTGGCAAGAGTTCAAGGCTTTGAGGTTGAGCGTTTTTTGCTTCCGTTAGGCAATGACATGATGCACTATGACAGCTCGAACGCTACCACTACCGCAGGAACGCCGATGGGTGACTCTGCTGACAGTCGTTACGCGAAGGTGTTTGAAACATGCTTTGCCATGTGCGTCGAGCAGATCGATCAAATGGTCAACACCGCCCCGGTTGATGTGGTTTTGGTGCAAGGCAATCACGACAAGCACGCGAGCTACCACATCTGCTACGCGCTCAAGCAGTTCTACAGGCACAACAAGCGGGTAACGGTTGACGCAATCTGGCGCAAGCGTAAATACATCAAATACGGCACCAACTTGTTAGGGTTTGCTCACGGTGATTCAGTCAGAGACAAGTGGTCAAGATTCCCCACGCTTATGGCAACAGAAAAGCCACAAGAGTGGGCAGACACAACACACAGAGAATTCCATTTAGGGCACGTTCACAGTCGCGCAAAGCGTGAATTCTTGCCAGTTGCGGAACATGAAGGGGTAATTGTTCGCACCTTGCCAAGTCTCAGCGCGACAGATCCTTGGCATTACTCTCATGGCTACACCTCAAGGCGGGCCGCAGAAAGTTATCTATACAGCAAAACTGACGGTTACGTGGGGCATTTTAGCGTTAACGCTTCAACATGAAAAACCGATTTTGCGGTACATTTTCGGAACCTTTCACCACCGGGAACAATCTATGAGCTGGCTTCAAATCGCAGCATCGGCGGGGGTGGTCGTCTTTGTCATTGCAAAGGCTAAACCGTGGCAGCACCTCGCCAAGTTGAAAAAGAGCAAAGACCCACTAGAGACAACGCTGAGAACCTGCGCACCGTTGTGCGAGAGTCAAGAAGATTTCAAAGCATGGAAAAGGATGATTGACCTTGCGAGCAAGTGACTGGTTTTTGGTTGCATTGATTTTGCTGATTGTCTTTGGTGGTGGCAAAGTGCTTACCGATCCGACCCTGGCCGTGGTTGTCTACGAGTCCAGCGAAGATCAGCCCGATCCTTACGTCATCGGTGGACTACAGCAGCTCGACATTGAAAGCAGAATCATTGACCAGCACGTGGTGACTGGTGACGGTTTGACGCCAAGCTACCTAAAGCCAGCAATTGAAGCAGCACAGCAAAACGGTCTGCCTGCAATGGTTGTTTTGTCTCGTTTAAAAGTGCTGACAGTTGTGGATCTGCCAGGCAGTGCAGAGGAAATCATCGATGTCGCCCAGTGAATTCGACAAGGTTGAAAGGCTTTTAGAAAGGGCGGGCCTTGAAGATGCGACCTGTGAAGAAATAGAGCAAGCGGTGGGCATGGAGCCACCAGGCATTGGCGCAAGTGACAGCCAGGTGATTAAGTTTGAACAGGCAATAAATGATCGACCCCAAACAAATTGACGTTGCTTTTGAGTTTGACGGGATGCAAGAAGTGCCGCCAGATGATGAAATGCTGCACGCTGGTCTTAAGTATTTGCCAGACAGCTTTTATATTCCGCGATCAGAGTGGGATGACCGCATTCGGGAACACGAGAAGAACAAAAGTTCTGCCGACTATTTCAGCGGAAGATTTACACACCAGGGCAACAGTTCAGAATGCGTTGCACACAGTGCCCAACAGTTATTTATGACAGCGTACAACCGGCAATTTGGCGGCTTAGGGCATGACGTGTGGTTTAGCCCTTTGGCCCTTTATGTGCGGATTTGTGGCTCTAGGTACGGCGGCAGCAATGTGCGGGACAGTTGCCGCGAAATGATTTCTCGCGGAATGCTCCCATGCCACGATGGGCCAGACGGCGACAACGCACAGACAAAGATTTTCGAGCATACGCTGCACCAGACAAGCGGCCGCACTGAAGACCATTGGCCGACTAAGGGATGGCTTAGAGAGTCGGGCCTGCCTAACGGGTGGGAAAGCACTGCCAAGCAGTTCCGGGCGTTGGAGGTCTACTTGATCCCGCGAGACGTTGAAGCGCACGCCAGTGTTTTGCTCCACGGCATGGGTTGCTCAAATGGTAGGCAAGGTCACAGCATACCCCATTTAAGACTCATTAAAGAGAACGGCCGCTACCTGAGCGCATACCGCGACAGCTACAACGTCACACGATACGACAGCGAGCGATGGATGGACTCAGGAGGCTTTTGTATTAGATCAACCACAACCCCGGATTTGGAACCATGAAAGACATCGGTTTACTTTTTTGCGTTGGCGCGTTGGTGTTTTCGCTTCTGCACGTTGCGCCAGAACCTTCACCACTTCCACCGCAAAAAAAGGTAGAACAGGAGGCCGCAAATACACCTGCGGCAACCTTTCGACGCTGACGGCCAGGCAAGCCCTGTGGTCCACAGGAAAAAAAGACTTTTTCAAAGGTTTAGAAAGTAAGAAATGGGAACAATCACAAAGATCATTGGCAACATCAAAAACATTCGCACCACCGTTGTGGGAGTCGCCACTCTTTTGGTTGTCACAGGCACCGCATTGGCAGCGTTTGCCGACAGTGACAAGTCAACCATACCAGACTGGCAGGCAGTGATTACAGCCGCGAGCAGTGTGGCGGCAAGCCTGTGGCTGATTATCGGAAGCAAGGATTGATGGGGCAACTTGAAGAACGTGCGGGATTGATTCTGTCAATCGTGACCAGCATTTTATTCTGTGGTGCAGCGTTTGGCGTTGCGCAGACTCAGATCAATCACAACCGGGAAGCAATCAAAACATACGAAGAAGACCACGACCGCTTGATCGCCATTGAGCGTGACGTGCGGTACATCCGGGCAGCACTTGAGAAGATGGACAGAAACAGATGAGCGACGTTGTAAACAGAAACACGCTGGAACACCGCAAGAGCGTCAACACGCCAGAGTATGACCCTGCCGAATGGCTCATCAATCCAGAGATCCCCGATTGTCCCAAAGAGTTGTGGGAAGTTAGCGGTGATGAGATCGTTGAAATGGATTTTTCAGATCAGCGCATCTATTTTGCCGAAAAGTTGGCCTTGGTAAAAAAAACCAAGCAAGACGAACTACGCAATCAAGTGTACGCATCCCTTGCACTTGAGGGATATGACCCAATGGTTTTCATATACGCAACAGACATCAAAAACGAAGCGGCTATCAACGGTGACACTGAGCGGGCTGAGTATGTTGGCCAGCTCAGGACGTGGATCGATGCGGGCGTGATCATTTTAGATGCTGCCTGGGATGAGGTTGACGCAATTGAACTGGGGGAAATCAGCAGCGGCAAGCCGGTTGATGTGTTTGAAAACAAAAAGCGCGAGGTTGAATCGGTCACCGTGATCCTAGACGAATGGCTTGCAGACAACCCGAAAACATCCACAAGAACCGCGAGGGCAATGTAAATGGCGAGAACGTTCACCCTTCCGGTTCCAGTGAGCGCGTTCACAGGAACCCGAAACGTTACCAACCCGGCAGCGTTAGTTTCAAAGTCTCTCAACTTAACCTATCGATCGGGGTGGGCTTTTGATGACTCAACACAAGAGGGCATCAGCACGCATTGCTTTATATTCCCCGATGAGTATACGGGCACCGGAACACTCAAGGCAGAACTGCAATTCAGCGCAGCAGGATCAACCGGCAGCGCAGGGTGGGCTGTTTATTGCGAGGCAATCACGCCAGGCGACACGTTGAACCTTACAACTTCCGAAAGTTGGGATTCAGCCAACAGCGCCACAAAAGCACTCTCAGGGACGACAGCGGGCGATGATTTAACCTGCACCGTGACGCTCGCAAACAAAGACAGCGCGGCAAGCGGTGATTTATTTAGGCTTGCAATTATCCGCGACAC